GTGTTCTTTACGGGCCGTATTGACCTCGCTATCACTGACACCACTGGTGACTGGATACTCGACCACAAATCCGCTTATCAATTCGGCTCCAACTTCACCGCCGACATGATGTCCTCACCACAATTCATCGGCTATGCGTGGGAATTTAAACAATACTACGGCCACCTTCCCGCTGGCTACATCATCAATGCATTTCGACCACGTTCACCGGTTAAAAATGCTGCTTATGACACATCACTGTTATGGCGCACAACTGGTAAAGACCCCGACTTCATCCGTTTGCAAAAACATATCTCACAGCAAGACCTTGACGAATGGGAACAGAACACATTTAGTTTGCTTGAAGAAGTGATGTATCACTATAGTCGTGGCACATTTGGAAAACACAAGAAATCCTGCGTCGGCAAATACGGCAAATGCCAGTTTTACGAACTCTGTAATGAAGTCGCGCCAGAGTATCGTGATGCCTACCTCGCCGGTGCGAATTTTATGGATAATACCTGGTCAGCTTTAAACAAACCCGAACAAAGAAAGGAACCTGTAACATGAACCTACAAGAGCAAATACAAAACGAAATAGAAAATTTGGAAAAACGAAAAAAAATATATCAAGCTGTTAAGGAAAACTTGGTAAATATAAAGTTTACTACACAAAGTTCTGACAGTTTTTATATGTCAGCTGACTCCAACTATGTAGATATTAACTCACCAACGCGTGAAGAAGCAAAACTAATTGTAGAAGGCACTCCCGATTTACAATGGGAAAGTTCTACCCCCGAATTTTTTCTCTGTTACACTGCAAAGGAAAGCAATTTTGATGGTCGAAAACTACGTCTTTGGGCGGTGAAAGGTTAACATATGCCTATAACCCTTCCCACAGAACCATCAAAGGTCACACGACGTGACCCGCGCCTATTGCTACTATATGGTCAGCAAAAACTCGGCAAATCAACCTGGCTTTCGGAACTCCCCGGACGCCATATGGTAATCAGCACCGACCCTCGTGGTTGGGAATACATCGGCGGTTATCATGTGCAAGTGAATAACATGCTTGAATACTGTCAAGCCGCCGACCTTATCAAGAAAGCAACACCGCGGTATGATTTCGTCGGCATTGACACCATTGATTTGATCGACGATTGGAGTAAAGAAGAGGCGACTCGCTTATACAAGGCGTCGCCGATTGGCAAGAACTTCCTCGGCACAAGTATCGTAAACGATCTCTCAAAAGGTGGTGGCTACCCACTCTATTGGGAAGTGTTCAATAAGGTCATCACCGGCTTGCTTGGTCTTGCCGAACAAGTAATCATCATTGGCCATATACGCGACAAGCTCATCGGTCAAATCGCCGGTCAAACCGAAGTATTCTCAAAAGACCTTGCTCTCACTGGTAAAGTTTGTTCAATGCTTACATCAACTGTGGACACCACCGGCTATATCACTCGCAAGGACAACAACATCCTTGTCAACTTTCAAACCCATGAGCTTATTACCAATGGCTCACGTTGCCCGCATCTCAAAGGTAAAAACTTCACCATGAAGGATAAGTTTGACTGGAGCGTGATCTTTCCTGATTGGTATGAAACACATAAGTAGAATAAAGTATGAAGCTATGTCACTATCGCCACGATGAAGTATGTTTCGACGACGGGGAATGTCCCTGTTGTCAACTATTAGATGAGATAAAAGATAATGAAAACGAAATTAACAATCTTCAAAATGAAGTTTCTCGTTTAGAAACAGAAATAGAAGAATTAAAGAGTTCTATATGATCACCCAATATCTCGAAATCCACCACGACAAGGACAACAGTCGCAACCTTGTCCCCATCGAATCAATCGGCGGTGTTGCAGAGGTGCATATTGAAGAAAACGTGCTTGAAGCAGGACAACACGTCAAGCGCGACATTCTCAAGACACGCATCCTTATCAACAACGTTCCTTTTCTCGTCAAAGAAACCTACGACGACATCAAGAAACAAATCAACATGGCTCGTTGGAAACTTGACGAAGTGAAAGAACAGCGAATTGAACTCATTGTAAACTGGCCAGAACCGAAACCAACATGGTATCAATGTCTATTGAAAGGAAAACAAAAAGAAACAAATCAACATGGCTCGTATGACTAACAACAGACAGCCCCCCGACATGCCATCACCTGACGATCTCCGCCGTGCCACAGCCTATGCACTGAAAAACTCGAAATGGGCAAGTGGTGCAGTTGAAGAACCGCGCCTTTCTGACGAGGACAAAGCACGTATGCGTCTCGAAGAATTCGTGGTTAAAACAATGAAAACATGCTCTGAGGTAAAACGCCTCGACGAAGAAAAAACTGGCTTGCCGTTTGATGAAGTCGCAATGTCACGGCTTGTGATGTCACTGTTCCAAGACTTCACAAACAACGAATCAAAAGAAGCGTTGCGATTTATGCTCTCAATGGTTCATACTGGCCTTGTTATAGACGCCCTGAAAGAACTACCTTAATACTTTCGTGCTATGTGGCACGAGAAACAAAAGTAAACAAGAATAAAACAAAAGCATATGAAAGACGAACAAATTGACACAACAAACCCCTTGGACGTGGATGTTTCCAATCTGGACACTTCCTTTCCTCTGGTTAAATCCGGCGCACTTGCAGAGGTGAAGCTAACAAAGGTCACACTGCTCAACAACGCCGCCAACACGCTCTCTATTGAAATAGAGAGTCTCGCAGAACTTCCCGGACAAGAAGAAGGTAAGACCTTCCCAGCGGGACATAAGTTCTACGGTAACATCAACACCGAGCCAACCGGCGAATCCAACTGGGACATCATCAAGCGCGGCTTTGCGGAGTTTGTGCAATTCACGGGACAGTCTGTGACGATCCGGCAAGCTCGTGAGAATTCAGGACAATTCCAAGGTATCACCGGCACGATTCGTGTCGGTCTCCGTCCTGCTGGAACCGGCAAAGACGGTGTCTATCGCAAGGCGCAGAACCAAGTCGCCGAGTGGATCAAGAAACAATCATCAACGAACTAATCTATGAATACACTACAGAAAGCACCGACAAATTATGATATGGAATTATCATCATCACAACATCCTACAACAAAAGAGGCACTTCAAATAAAGAAAGCTACCCTTGAAGTGAAACTTGAGAAGGTTAACAAAGCACTCAAGTTTTTTGAAGAGAACCCCAAGATTGAAGAAGGTTTCACACTGCTTCAACAAACCATATAACCACCCAGGTGCACGTGCTTGTTACGTCGCGTCAACGCAACAGGGTTACACCTACGGCTGACCGGTGCACGTGACGGTCAGCTATTTCTCTCGTGAGATTCACAATGTGAATATAACTATATGCCAGAAGGCGAAACAGATGAAGATGGAAATGACTGCACAGATGATATTGAAGACGAGCTATGAACCCAAACACCACTTTCATGCTATTCATACTAGCACTTATTCTAATAGCATTACTTAACACCTGGAGGAACGAAGAATGAAAATCTCAGTAATCGAGCCTGGCGGACTTAACATCGAACTCGCCATCCTATTCGCCAGCAAAGGTCACGACGTTGGCTACTACAGCGAGTTTCGAGAAGCCTTCCCTGCTGGCATAAGGGAAAAAATGGGCACGGGTTTTCCCGGCGTTACCCGTTTCATCATGATCTCCGAAGCACTTGAACATGGTGACATTATCATTTGTCCCGACACCTACTCTCAAGACTACCTCGCGCTTGCACGTAAATATAGCAAACCCACATGGGGTGCAGGACATGCCGAACGGCTTGAACAAGACCGTTTGTTCGGCAAGCAAATGTTCAAATCGCTTGGTTTACCCGTTGGAAAATACTACCACGGCACAGGCGTCGATGAACTTGAATACTGTCTTAAACATAATAAAGACCTCTACATCAAGTTTCCCGGCGCTTTTCGTGGCACAATGGAAACAAAGCATCACTATGACTGGCAGAAAACAAAGCGTGAGTGGTGGGGACAGCTTCTCTCTGACCTAGGACCAGAAATGGACAAGATTAACTGGCTTGCCGAAGAACCAGTTGACAACGTTATGGAAGTTGCGGTTGACCAGATGAACATATTAGGCATCGGTAGCCTACCCACCTTAATCGGCATCGAAGCAAAGGACGTTGCTTATCTAGGTAAGATATTTAACACTGTTCCACCTATTCTACAGTATACAACCGACGCTCTTACACCCTTCCTACGTTCCTGTCAAGCTAAAACATTCTTCTCGCCGGAAGGTTTCATCACCAAAGACAAGAAATTCATTCTTAGTGATCCTTGTCTACGCACCGGTCATCCTGTAAGTTCTGTGCAATTAAAAATCTACGGAAATTTATGTGAATATATGTGTCGTGCTGCATTAAACAACCTACCTGAGGGGTTCCTCATCAAGCCGACACACACCTATGGCATCGCACTCGAAATAGAATCCGAGGCGTTGGACGATTCATGGCTCGAAGTTCAATTTGATCCGAAGCGGCGCAAGAACGTGCATTTGCAATGCGCTCGACAGGACGGTGATGCTTACTTTGTCATCCCGAAAGCCTTTCTTGCCGCGACGATTGTTGGTCTCGGCAACACAATAGAAGCCGCCGAAAAAGAAGTGCATGATACTCTCAAAGACTTTTCATGTGAAGGTATTCACTATGATCTCGATGCTTTGAATGGTATCAAGGAACAAATGAAACTTGGAAAAACAGTTGGTATTAACTTTTAATCTTATGGATATAATATACGACGATTTCAAACGTTGGTGGATTGATGTAGGACAAACTGTTCCACCTCTCGATAAAATGTCTCAACCAGAGCGTGATAACCTAGAACTACTCGCTTTTGAAATATGGAAAACCGCTTACGAAAAAGAAGAAAATGAGAATAAACCCGAATGATATAGTAGTCAACGAACGCCAACGCATTGACATTGGCAATCTCGACGAACTATGTGATAGCATTAAGCGTCTCGGACAACTACAAGCCGTTCTTGTCGAACGACGTTTTAACGATCTGCGTGTTCTCGAATACCATCTTGTCGACGGCTTTCGACGTCTCGCTGCAATTAAAAAACTTGACTTGCCTGTAATCGAATGTATCGAGAAGGAAAACCTTTCCGAACTTCAACGTCAAGAGATGGAACTTGAAGCAGACACCAAACGCAAGGATCGCACATGGCAAGAACGTTGTCTTGCATACCTAAAACTCCACAAACTAAAGGGCTTCGGCGACCGCACATGGAGTCAAGAAAAGCTCGCTGACGTCCTCGGCAAATCAGTTGGCCATGTTAACGAAACTCTCTCTGTCGCTCGCACATTAGAACGCACCAAAACTCAAGACGATGACTGGAGCAAAGGTCTCTGGGGATGTGAGACCTTCCACAACGCCTGTCAATACATCGCTCTCCGTTGCGAAGATGCATTTTATACTGAAATCTTACGCCGTAAGAAAGAACGTGATCTTGCTACTGGTATGGCAAAGCCCGCCTCATGTGAGATTCAAAGTGTGAATCCAACTGAGGAATTATTCACTGTTCCAACACGCAAAGTGCAATGGAACAAGCGTGTGCCAGAACAAGATGAATGTAAGGCGGCTTTAGCGTTCCTTCCTATGGAAGATGATGAACTTAAACTTCTTCATCCTGAAGGTTGTGCTATAATATGGCTCAAACATCTTGATTCTTGGTTAGTTGAAAGAAATTGTCTTGAAAGCAACGAAAATGATTGTTTAGCCTTTCCCATCATCTGGAATATCCTACAAGGTGAACAAATTGCAAACTCTCCTTTTCAATTGTCCTACCGTCTCGGCTTATTCACTTGGCGCAGCGGCTATAAATCACCCTTCCCAACACCAAAGCCCGCGGTCTTCACCGAATACATGCCACCAGAACAGGACTGGATACCACCGAAGGCTGTTTTACAAATGCTTGACTACATCTCCCAAGAAGGTGACAAAATCTGGCTACCATTCGGTGGCCCCATCGTTGACGTGTATCGCGCAGGTCGTATACCTATCTGGCAGGGTGAAGACGATGAAAAAATAAAAGCTGACTTCATTAAACAATTCGGAAAGGTTGACTTCATATGAAAGAAGATGTTTTGATTTTTAATGTCAAGGTTGGTGAAATCGTTAAAGAAGTAGATGGTATTTATGTTTTTTATCCAACACCTAATAATGGTGCTTTTACTTCTTGGGTATTAAATCAGATTATTAAAAGGCTAGATGATTTAAATAAAATATGACACTCAAACCCTGTCCTTTCTGTTCCTCAATCGACGTCCTACCACGTTTCTCCGGCTCGTATTACTTTGTTCAATGCACACAATGTCTTGCGCGTGGCCCTGCAATAGCGTCATTTGAAGAAGATGACAAATACGAAAAACAAAAAGCGATTGATTTGTGGAATCAGTTTAAAAACGCAACAAAAGAAAAAAAATGAAAAAGAACCCTGATCTGGTAACACGCGCTGACGTCCTTAACAGTAGTAAAGAGGAAGATTGGCCTACGAACCAAGAATGGTTCAACGAATGGAATAGTGAATTCCACTTCACACTCGATGCTGCTGCCAATCATGTTAATCATAAATGTGCTAAATACTACACCGTTGAAACCAGCGGCTTGACAAACACATGGCATGGCGAACGTGTTTTCATTAACCCTCCATATAACAACATGTATGAATGGGTCAAGAAAGCTCACGATGAGTGTTTTACAAACGGTGTCTTTTCTGTCATGTTCGGCCCCGTTCGCACACAGAACAACTATTGGCATGACTTTGTATGGGATGAGACAATACACCGCTTTCGGCCCTGCGTTTCAGTTCGTTTTCTAAGACGTATGCAATTTGCCGACAGCGCGGGTGCGTGTCCGTTTGGTTTAATGTTACTAATTCATCAACCGTAAAAAATTATGAATACCGATCAATTAAAAGAAATAATTAACTTACTGAATAACACAACTGTTCAAGCCAAAACAGCTTTTTTCGTTTGGCTTGGGTATAACTTACTTGTTGACTTGTTAGTCGAAGGTTCAATTTTATTTGTTATTGTATACATAACACGAACAATAAGCAACCACTTTTTTGACAATAACTGTTTGTATGAATTATATCAAACAGCACGAAAAAAAGTTGGAAAAGAACCAACAAGAAATGTTTGGAGTTTTGAAGTAAAAGAAGTCATAAACCTTCTTGAGAAGAAATGACTACCTATCATATTCCAACCGGCTACATCACCGTCTCCTGTGATACAGTTCTTGAAACACCGTCGTGCCTCGAACTATACCTTTCTAAACCCTGGGAAACACTCCGGCTCATGCTTGAACAAAACGGCATCGAAATCGAACCCATTATCACTGAATCTCGTTCCGAATGGGTGCGAGTAAAAGGTATCCTATACGAACTAAGATGGTCAGACAATCATAACTATCTAAAACGAATATCGAAACATGTTGATGGTAAGGTTACCGACATTTCATACAATTCCCTTCCACCTTTAATCAGAAACGCTTTACAATGAACCCCGTTCCTAACAAATTCCCAACTATTGATCCTGGAAACCAAAGAATTGCCTTAATTGGCGAAAGTCCCGGCGAAGTAGAATGTTCACTCGGTGAACCATTTGTTGGCTCATCAGGCAACCACCTCTCTGGTCAACTCAGCACTGCCGGTTTCTCTATTGCTTGTTGCTTCAAAGGAAACATTTGTCAATTCCATCCCGACAAAAATCGCATCTCTACTTTCAAGTGGAACGAACCTGAAATACAAGAAGGGCTTGCAGCATTAGCACTTGACCTTGATAGGTTCAAACCAAACATTTGTGTTCTTCTCGGTAACACACCCTTAAAAGCCGCAAAAGACCCAGACAGTGTTCATGTCCTGATTCCCAAACTATTCCGCTACAAGGTTGGCTCATGGCGTGGTTCATTATTTCTCGGCACTGGTATATTTAAAAACCGCAAGTGCATGGCCGCTTATCACCCAGCTTACATTTTACGCGACTACAAAGTCGCACCACTACTCCAATTCGACCTACGTCGTGCTATCAAAGAAAGCACTACAAATGAACTCATACTCCCACAACGTCTGCTCAAAACAAACCTATCTTATGAAGACATTATTGAAACATTATCAACTATACGCTCACTCAAGCAACCTGTCGCACTTGACATCGAAGGTGGACTCAACACTATGTCGTGCATCAGTTTTGCAACTTCTGAAAACATGGCGTTTATTCTTCCCTTTACACGCAAAGACGGTTCGTCTGTCTGGAGCGAGTCTCAGGAGTGCAAGATACTTAAAGAGCTTGCGATAACTCTCGAAGATCCGGCTGTGCCGAAGATATTACAAAATGCAATGTATGATACGTTTGTATTACAATACTCATATCGTATCCGTGTGCGTAACATTGCTGACGACACAATGCTAAAACATTGGTCACTTAATGCTGAACTTAAAAAATCTCTTGCCTTGCAAACAAGCATTTATACGCGCGAACCATATTACAAGCATGAACGTCTCCAAGCCAGTGATCCACAAGAGAAACTCGACGCAGAAGAAAATAAAGAAGAAGGTGAGGAACCTAATGAAAGTGAATAAAAAATGCAAACACAATTTAGCGAAACCGACAAACGATTCTACGAATACTGTTGTAAGGATTCAGCAGTTACTTACGAAATCAATAGCTACTTGGACCCCCGAATTAAAGCAACTGCCCGGCAACAATATCTTTTTAACGTTAACCTACTCTTGCCTTTCCGATACATGGAGTTGCGAGGTATTCAATATGACCACGAAAAAGCACGGCTTCGTTGTAACATTCTCAAGCAAAAAATGTTCGCCTGTCAAGCCACCCTCAACGCTCTCTGTGGCTTCGGATTCACCTTTACTAATCTTAAAGAAATTACAGAAAGAGCAAAACAGGTCTGTCTTACAGTTAAACAAGACCGCGAACGCAAGGCATATATTGAAACCTACGCCCGTATCGAAACCTTGCTTCGAGAACCTCACCCAAGCCTCGAAACAGTGGGAGAACTCGAAGACCTTTGTGAAGTCTCTCTTAACGCAGGAAGCAAATCCCAGTTGAGTGAGTTTCTATATGGCACATTAAAGTTACCAACACAATGGACAAAGAAACGCAATGAAACACCACGCATCACAATAGACTATGAAGCACTCCTCAACCTCTCGAAGTATTGCCAACAAGAAAATCTCGGCTTCCAAGGTAAAATCATACTTGCTCTTATTGAACTTCGGGCCTTATCAACGCGCTGCACTAATCTTAACTGCAATTTTGATCAAGACACCAGGATGCGGTTCGGGTATAACATCGTCGGTTCAAATACTGGACGAACCCAATGTTATATCTCTCCAACAGGCAGAGGTCGTGCTGGTCAAGGTATTCCAAAATATGCAACGAATGAAGAAGCACCCGGTGGAATTAAAGGTGACCGTGACTTGTTTACAGCGGACAATGGAAACTTTATCTTCGAGTGTGATCTTGAAGGTGCCGACTCCTGGACAGTTGCAGCATATTGTGCAATGCTTGGTGATAGCACGATGCTTACTGACTTACAACTCGGTATTCGTCCCGCCAAACGCATCTGCTTAAAAATGCGTGGTGTTCAAATTGACTACCACAATCCTCAAGCTGTTCTTGAAGCAAGTGCCGCCGTTAGTAAATCCTCCTGGGATTACTTTGCTTGCAAGCGTGTTGTCCACGGCGGTTCCTACCTGGAAGGTGCTCGCACCATTGTGCGTAACATTCTCAAAGACTCCGAGGGTAAAATGTTTCTTCCAGAGAGTGAAGGCAAGGCATTAAAAGACTTACTATTGCGTGAGTGCTATCCCGGTATTACTCGCTATCATCGTTACATTGAAACCCAACTTTCCAAATCCCGCACCTTAATCGCCGCTAGCGGCCAAGTTCGCTTATTCAACGGCAGATCAGATGAAATACTAACAAAAGCGGTTGCCTTCGAACCGCAAGCAAACACAACATATGCAACTAATAAAGCACTATGGCGTCTCTGGAGTGACCCAGAAAATCGGCAACAGTGTCCTTATAATCAGCATCTCATCATTGAACCCTTGCACCAAGTGCACGATGCCCTGCTTGGTCAGTTTTCAATTACCTCTGTGGTATGGGCGATTGAAAAAATCAAGTCTTATTTCAATAATCCGATAACAATTGCGGGACAAACTATCACGATACCGTTTGAAGGAACATATGGTAAGTATTGGGGTGACAAGGTTGGGGAAATAAAACCATGACACCAAACTTCCACTCCGACTACCTATATCGTTTTTCCTCTGATGAGTGTCACCATGACTTTCACTTCTGGTCAGCCTGTTCACTAATCGGCGCAATGCTAGGACGTCGTGTCTGGGTTCAACATGGACGTTTCATACTCAATCCGAACCTCTACATTGTATTATGTGGCATCGCTGGCTCCGGCAAAGATAGCGCACGAAAAGTTGTAGTAAACATCATGGAACGTTTATTTCCTGTATACATGCTATCTGCATCAATACAAAGCCGTGAAGACATTGCTAACCTTATGGCGTCACCGGATTGCTTACGTATATACAAATGTAAAACCTCTGGTCAGATTCTCGAATATCGACCCTTCTACCTAATCATCTCTGAAATGGCGGGATTTTTTTCTGTCGACTGTCGTAAAATGATCGAAATGCTTGTGGAAATGTTCGACTCCGACTACTTCTCAACCGGCTTCAAGAAAGACCGTGCCGCCGGTTTAAAACAAGGTGTTCGTAACCCTTGTATGTCCATGCTTGGCTGTGTGCAGCCTGATTGGTTTATGTCAAATATGAAGATTGACCTATTCCAGCGGGGCCTCGGACGTCGGATGATTATTGTGTATCGTGATAAGGAAAAACTCAACCCTTTTCCTTCGTATCCTGACGATTCAGAAGCTGGCTGGAACCGAGTTATAACACATGCAAAACATCTTCATGACGAAAAAACACAAGGACGTGTTATTCTCACCAAAGAAGCTAATGATTGGTGGCTTGACTATTACATGACAAAGGACAAGAATCGTTCCGACGATCCAATCATCTTTCAGTTTCAGGAAACACGACACGTAATCCTGTTAAAGCTCGCAGCAATACTTTCCTTTGTGCATTATGAGTTTAACTATACCATAACCCCCACCGAACTTCAAGTCGCCCTTGCGTTACTTGATTCTCTTGAACCTGACATCCGACGACTCACCGGCGGCATTGGCACGAATCCGATGGCTGGTGTGCAAACACTAATGCTCGAACAAATACGTCTAAAAGGAATGATTCGGTGGGTGGAGGTTTATAGAACCTTCTACAAACAATGTCCCCGCGGCGAACCCGACTTCAACGAAGCAATCAATTCCTTGCAAACACAAGGTGAAATTGTGCAAATGGAGTTTCCCGGTTCTGCGGGAACGCCTATTAAATGGTTGTTTACTGAACCTGGTTGGACTAAATATATCGAAGGAAAACAGGTGAGACCAGAGGTGCTTCTTCAAGCACGTGAGATATTTGCGCGCCGGAAAGGTTAGATTCACAATGTGAATCTTACTGCTGCTTATCAATTAAATTACGCATCTTATTCCTTGCTATTCCGTGTGCCTTGTTTATGAACATTTCCAACTCTTTCTTCTTACGTTCAGGCGTCGTCGCTCTCTCGACAAATGGCTTTGCTTTACGTATGGCATCCTCATAACATGACACCCTTATTTTCTCATACTCATCACGTTCCTTTGGCAGAAGGTAAACCTTCACACCTGTCTTCGTTAAATACTCCGCAAAACCTGGCACTTCCAAATGTTGTGCCTTCAGCCATGCCCTGGTTTCCGACTTTAGATCACTACTCACCTGTTGCTGAACTTGATAAGCACGAGCAACCTCATCTTGCTCCATCGTTAGACGTTGACGAGGAGACATACTTGAGGAATCACGCGCGATAGACTTCTGTAACTTCGCCCTCTGTGCAAGGTTCATTTTTTCTACACCCGGCACATTGCGTTCTTGTTCAAACAAACTTGGTTTACGTCCCTCTCCAACACCCGACGCCGCAAGAAGTTGCGAACCAAGTGCTTTTGTAGTTGCCTTACCCTTACCTTCACCGGCTTCACGTGACTGAAAATACCGCGCAATAGCAGGATTACTTTGACGCAAAGCTGCAAGCAAGTTTTGACCTAAACTATGTGGATCATCACTTTCTAAATACAAACCAACATCATGTCCTGTTAAAGCTATCGCACCCTCACGCACAACCGGCCCTTCCCACGGGGAAGCATACCCTCTCACCATATCCATGAAGGCATCATGTATAATGTCCTTTTCACCACGACCCTGACTCATGTCTTTATATGCTGACATTACACCGACATTTCGCAATCCCCTTCGTATCAATATATTCTGCACAAGGTCAATCTGTATCGGTTTACCTTGTTCATCATTTTTCCCTGTGTCAATAGCGCCGGGTGATACACCAGGTCGCCCAAACACATTACCAGTGGTATAATAATTCACCACCATCGGCATAGCCATTAAAGTGCTAACAAGACCAACAGCTTCTACAAGACGCATCCTCATTGCTGCTTCACGATTAGCGGCTTCAACACCGGGATTAAGTGTAAGTCTCTGCAAGGCGAGACGATTAAAATTCTTACCTGCCACGATAAACGGTGACACACTTGACTGCTTTGCAAACTGTTCAATTTTACCCATGAGTCTTGTATTATACTGTCCCATTCTATTGATAAACTCACGTCGACCTTCTTGCGTATCTTTTGCAAGGTCTCGTTCAACAAGATTGTCATACATACGTGAGAGTGTCAAACGCGACGCCTTATCAATCAACTGCACAAGACGTCCTGTTCCAATCTTACCAGCCAATCCTGCATGAACTACAGCACCGCGTCCTGCACCGATACGTGCAAATTCCGCTAGTTCCTTTTGCACATCTGGTGTATCAAGCATTACATCTTTCGTTGCTTTTGCAACACGCACAATGGTATCAAGACCTCGCACACCAGGTATTTTCCTTGCAAGGTCAACAGCGAGATTCTCACCTCCCTGTGATCCTGCTATTGCAGAAAACATGTTTCGCAAATGCACTGTCACATCAACCGGTCCAATAAGTTGAGCATCGGTAAACCGGTCAATAAGCCATTGTCGTGCACCTTGTTCAACTTTACTATCAGTTTGAAGAACTTGTCTTAGTTCACTATGAACATCATTTCGCACCCAGAGGTTTAACGGTGTTCCGCTGCGTCTATCAATAGCTATTTTTGTTTTACCTTCTGGTGCTTCAACGCCCGGCCTGACAACTTCGGCAAGGCCAGCTTTTACATACTCTTGATACATATGTTGCTTGGTGTATTCTTCATAATTTCCCTGTACCATGCGTTCCATAATGTTACGAAAATTGAAATCATAATTTTTACCTGTGCCTTTGATTTCCTTGCCAAACGCTGTGCCTCTTTTCAAAGGATTGGTAATATCACCTTGTTTCGCACCACCACGGAGTGCAGCATCAAACCTATCACCAAGAATGTTTTTCAGGTTCACAAAGGCACCACTTTCCAGCCCGGACAAGGCTATTTTGCCACCAAGACGAACATGCATTTCACGCGCCGGTGCTTCGACTAACCTCTTAAATCGTTCAATAGCCGCTTTCACCTCTGGATCATTAAGCACAGTGGAAACCTCTGCTTGTGTATGTAACGGTGAATCGGGTGAATCCCATATATGTTGCACCTTTGCTGCTGCTGCGTCGTTACCTTCTTCTTTAAACTTATACCATACAGCTCTAAGTCTATCTTCAACAAGTGCTGCACCGACTTTATTCTGCCACTCGACATCATTCCATCGTGCTTTACCTTCTGATGCTGTTTGTCCTGACTTTGCAACAGCACTACCAATATAAGGTTCCGTTCCAAGCACTTCACTTGCAAGAGACCTAGCCATCAATGGTGCTGCTATTCTTGCACTCGCGTAACGTATCGCAGCATTACCGACATCTCTACTCAACGCCATTGTTTTCGGCATCGACCAACCGGCAATTTGTTTTAGTTTCTGATTATACCAATCACTGAACTTACTCTTAGGTGGATCAGTAAAAACACTATCCGCTATCCATAATACATCTTCACCGGGTAACGCTTTCTGTTCTTCACTTGGCATCTTACGTGGTGCTTGTTTCATATCACCACCACGTTGTTCAATCTCCCAACGTTCCTTAATGGCTTGGAGTGAGTCAGGGAGTTCGTTTGGTTTCTTCGATCTCTCACTAAGTTCCAAGATACTATCCATTGCGGATTCGAGTGCAGAGCCTTTGGTGATACCAAATAGTTTCTTCACCACATCAGTGACATGTTCCCACAAGGTTTTACCTTCATAGGGTGTATGGTTTAACATGTCACGAAAGTTACCCTTTGGTGTAAAAATCCCTGCTGCCATTTCACTATCGCCGGTGAGAAAGTAAAGCGGGTCTTTCCAGACGGTCGGATCAAGATCATACGCATGAAACAAAGATGCTTCGTCTTCATAACTAGCATTGGAGTTTTTCCTGTTCCAACCTTTATATACCTCGTTGTAAAACTTTCTCACCCTTGCCGGCAATGTATCAATCATATGCTGCCGCAATTCGCCGAACCTTGTCGCCGCAACTTTTTGCTCAGCTGTCTGTGGACTCTCAAGAAGATGATCAAGTGCAGCGTGACCAGCTTCATGTAAAATGGTATCAATTAAATTACCCTGCTCACCATGAACATCGAGGTAAGATGTATGCACCGTCGGCTCATAACTTGCTCGATCAGAACCCGCAGCTTTGCCAAGTTCGATGTTTGAGAATGATAAAATATGTCCAAAGTGCTTGTTCAAAAACTCCGCGAAGTCAGTTTGCTGCTTCGTAGCACCTTCAAGCTTTGTAACCCTGTCAAGCACTTCACTCATCGTGCTTTTCTTGTTAAGTTGTAAACGAGCAGCTTGCATTGGAAGGTTGTGGAGTTTGTCAATCTGTTCCTTGTTGCTGGTTGGTGTTTGTTTCACCTCCACCGGCATTTTATCTTTGTCGAACAAAGAAAAAGCATAGCGGTCTTTAACCTTTGAAAGGTCAAACGATTTTGCGGTGATGTCGGTTTTAAATGTGCCGTCGGGGTTGCGGAAGATGAGGTTAGTTCTTAATGGTATGTCTGATTCTTGACCATAACCATAACCATGCGCCATTTTATGCTCACCAAAACTCACCTTTTCTCCCTCACTTCCGGTGAGTTCTTTCAAGATACGAGGAATGATGGTGTCGTAGTGAAGACGCATACCTTTGCCCTGTTTAATGCTTTCAACTTGTTCTGCGGGTAACCGGTCAGCAACTTGACTAATACGATCATGCCCCTCCATCATCATCGCACTCTCAGCATCTTGCACCGCGATATGTTTTGCACCTTGAGCAAGCGCTTGTTGTATAGCGGCTTTAAGTGTGAGACGCTCCCAGTCTTTGAGAAGGGGGTGTTGTGGTTGAACACCACTACTTACAACATTTTCGGGGTCTTTAACACCAAAAGTTTCTTGTGCTTCTCGATACTGTTGCGCCCAATCACTCTGCACCTCGATGATATGAAATGTATCACCTTCCATGTAACCGCGGAAGAAGCCGATGGTGTTAGGGGGAAAGGAGTGCGTGGAGGAAAATAAAATACCACGCGCTTTGTTATGTATTAAAGTTGTTCCTTGATCATTATGTCCTGGAGGCGGTTCATGGGTTGGTAGCACCACCGCTCCCTCAACATACCCCGGCATTTCATTTTCTGGTTTGGGTGAGATTGATTGCCAGCGAGTTTTATTTTCCTGTTCTAGATTACCATACTTATCATGCAACTCAAAAAACCTTTTTGCTTTAGGCCCAAGTTGTTGTTCAAATTTAACACGAGTTTCTTGTGCTTTTGCAAGTATTTCTTTGTTTAACTGTTGTTTAAGTTGTGTTCTTAGTTCTGGAGTGTTGGCAGCTAAAAATCTTTTTTTGTATTCTTGGTATTTCGCATCCGCATCAGCAACCGCATTCGCATACGCATTCGCATACGCATCCGCATACGCTTCCGCATCCGCATCCGCATACGCATACGCATACGCAAGACTGTTTTTTACACTAAGCAACCAACCAATTTTTCTTTTTTCTGGTATGTTATCTAACCATTCATGTTGTAACTTTGCAAATTCTTCTTGTTCAGGTTTTTGTTTAACAGCACCTTTCATTTTAATCTCCACCCTCGGCATCACTTCACTTATCTTACTCGCCAACTCCTCACGTGTCGGATGTTTTGACAACTCTTCTTTCAACACTGGTTCCATCAGTTTCCACTCCGTTGGAGTTAACTCCCCCCTCTGCACCTGGTTCTTTAATGTATTATAAAGCTGTTCCGGCGCAATGTTTTTGTTCGCAGGATCAAGGGCCATGTTGCGCACAAGATATGCACCAGTAGACACTATATCTCTTTCTTGTAACTTCTTCTCCGGCGTCTTCGGCTTGGTGGGTATTTGCTTATACTCCGGCAACACATCAATCGGGGCCTTTGCAACGGTTTCACTTGGTTTAGCTTGTGCAGCTTCCTGTGCTTGCATGTTGCGAAGGCGCATACGTGCTACTTGATCAGGTGTAATCTGCAAGCCGGGTTTCTCAATAGCTTGTGTTGGTTCAGCCTTCAACCCCTCATGCACACCTGCACCAAGTGCACCAACCATCGGTGCACCGAGAACTTCAGATGTAACACCTTGTGCAATTTGTCCAACATCGCGTTGCGCTGGTGCTTTACCCATCTCTGTGCCAAGTTCCTTTGGCACATCAACTGCAACATTCTTACCCATTTGCAAAGCAAAAGCACTACCTAATAAGGCACTAAGTTTCGGCAGCGTTGCAAGACCCAAAGTGCCAGCACCAAGTAGTGAGGTAAAAGACGACAAGAAATCATCAGCAGCTTGTCTAACACCCATCGCGGCTTTTACCGTCGGACTCTTACTTTCCTCTGCTTCTTTAACAGCAGCAGCTGGTGGTTCAGCCTTAATGATTGGTGTGTTTACAAGTTGCCACAATGAATCCAAAGGATGATTCATGATGTTGCCGGTAGGAACACCTGTGTTCCAAGGAATCTGCCGGTTAGATTCAAACTGTGAATTTAACCTACGAGAAGCAGGCACCACAATCGGGTCAGAGGCAATACCACTTTGAGCCGGTGTTACAATAGGATCGTCTGTAATAGGCATTATTGTTGATTCCTAAAAGATTCAGCACGTTCCTGTAAAACACGCAACTGAACAGCACGTTGTTGCGGAGTGAACTGTGCAAGATATTGAACCACGGTTGGATCATCAAGACCACCATAACGTAAAGCCTGTGCAGCTTTGTCAAGTTCCTCGCTGCTTGTAACAGTTTCATCACTGTGTGCTTGACGTTGTGCTGTTATAGCACCAGCGGCACTTTGTTGTTGTCTTTGCGTTGCCGCCTGCTGGTTACGTTGTTTTACATATTGAGCATACTCATCATGCTGCCACGTTTCAGGTGGATTAGATTGCTGTTGAGGTTTCGGTGTTAATGCTGCACCGATACTTTGTGGTTGAGGTTTCGGCTGTGCTGCCCCACCTTGCTTCATTCTCACATTCCCTTGTGAATCAAGATACTGTGTTCCCGGTGGCAACGCATCACGCTCTGCGTCGGATGATACTTTTGGTGTTTGCGTTGACCCGGTGTTCCAAGAAGGGCCACCTTGTCTCTGTCCCGGCGGTTGCAATGCGCTACCCATATCTTTACCCGGTATCTCACGTGCTGGTATCTGCACTTGTCCACCCTGCTGTTTCTGCTTTGCGTTACTTTCAATATGCGTATAATACTCCTTCCACGCAGCTTGAACATCTGGCGGCAACTCTGCAATGTCTTCATCTTTCATCTTTGATATTTGCAGGGCCGACCTACCATGAAACTCAGCACGAGGTTCATTCAACGCTTTAGGCCCAATCTTCGCGTGTTCGATTGCAATACGAGCACCAGTGTTTCCTTCATCGACTTTGTTATGCCGTGCTGTTTCATCTAAACGTTGCCGTTCAAGTTCATTATGAGTTGTATTTTGTATATACTCTGCATGTGCTTTTTCCTTACCAAGTTCCTCAGCAGACTGCACACGCTTTGCACCAGTGGTATCTTGACGTAACCAATGTTCTTGTTCCGCACCATAATGTTGTCGCTGCTCCGCAATACGCTGCTGTTCCAACCCAAACTGCTGTTGTCTCTGCGCCAACGCAACTTTCTGTTCAAGCAACTGTTGCACCACGGCTTGTCTTTTCAATGGCAAGTTAATCAACGCCTCGGCGAGCCGATCACCGATACCTGAACCTAAATTCGCTGCGTCTTGCCAGGGGGATGTGTATACGTATGGCATATTATTAGAAATCTATACTACCTATTGTTGTTGGATTTGAAGTTGGTGTTCCACCTGGTTGCAAAGCATTAAGTAATGCTTGATAACTACCTTGTGTTCTCTGTGCTGCACCGGCTGTGCCTATCACACCACCAACAGAACCAATGGCACCACCAACTGCTTGTCCTTGTGTTCCGGCTTCTTGTGCCGCCAGTAGATTCGGCTGCAACGTCGAAGCAATCGAAGACCCAATCGAAGAGATATTTCCAAGCTGTGCATTAGTGCCAGCATTATTAACACTCCAAGCTGTCTGCTGTGCGGGGTATTGTGCCAACGCTGCATTTGCTTGTTGCTGTCGTGCAATGTCTGCTTGTGTTCTTGCATCAACTTCCTTACTCGGCGGCGCATCGACAATAGGTTGCGTGCTCACTGGAGCTTGTGCTGCTCGCCGATACCCTTGCAAGGCTTGTGCAATTCCTTGTTGAGCAGGTTGTTGTGAAACTGACTTAGCAAGGTTCTGCTGATATATCGGCGTCGCTTGTCTTTGCAAGGCTTCTTCCTGGCTGACAGTGTTCTGCACATCTGCGTTCATCTGATTCTGAGCCTCTGATGACTGATCAATACTATAGGCCGTGCCAGCGGCTGCGATTATGGCTGAAAGTGCTGCTAATGGCATAGTTTATTCTCCTATTGATTAGTGGGTAAAGCTCCACTGTTTTGACTAAGTTGATTCAAGTAAGGTGCATACAAAGCCAACGCAAGTTCGTTCTGCGTATTTGCCGTGTTCGCTGTCTGGTTCGCCAGATACAAATTTGTCCAGTTTGAGAACATGTTGCCGAGAGGTGCCACGACAGACGGGGCAGATGTCTCAGCGGCAGCATTGGCGGCGGCTTGTGCTGTTTGTGTAGGATTCTGTGACACTTGCAGTTGTCCATAAAGTTGCGACTCCTGATTTGCGACGTTTTCTTGTTGCGTTTGCGCCGCTTGTTGAGCATTGTTTACAACCTGTTGCTCACCTTGAGCAAGTTGACTCTGTAAAGATGAGCCAAGATTCTGTGCGGTTGAAGATTGTGAGAGACCTTTATCAGCAAGATTATAATTTGTTGCTTGACCCGTCTGCCGATACTGCGAAAGCAACTGCGGCATTTGCTGATTCTCGACGTTGGTTTCGAGGTTCTGATAATACTGCGGCGTGAAGGTCTGCCCAAATTGTTGTTGTATTGCAGCACCACCAGCAGACAAAGCTGCTTGTTGCTGTTGCTGTAATTGATTTAACGCGTTGTTGTTTCCTGACGGCATAAATTATCCTAGATGTTTAAAAAACATATTATCAAGTGGTGTTTTTGTATAACCAAGTTTCTCAACAAACGGCAACAGCTTCGATGTGCTTTCACATGGAAGCCAGAAATCATGTATTTGATTACGAGCCAACACACCTTCCCAATAAGCCATAGCAGTTAAATAATCCTGATGCACCGCTTTTCGTGGATCAAAATACATATGCACCGTAGGCATTGAACCAATGGAAACATAGCCAATAATTTCGCCACCACGTTCAAGAATATCTGTAGCATGGATAACTTGCACATTATTCTCTTTTGCGTTGGCAATAAGACGTGCAAGCAAGCCTTTTGTTGATGGACGTATTTGTAATAAAGCAGAGCTTGTCATATTAGTTTGACTCATTTAATGCAGCGAAGTGAATGTTTGCTTCACTGAATGTCGCGGGACCACCAGCATTAGCGTTGCCGTCGCCATTTGATTGTGCATAGAGTGAAATATGCGATCCCTGACATGATGCTGGCTGTGCACCAGTGTCAAATGACGATGTCTTGTTTGTATAAATTGTCTGAAACTTTGCCGCATCAATGCCTTGTGTTGGATCACCCGCACTAATCGGATCGGTTGAAATAGCAACTGTCCATGAATCAGGCAACGTCAAACTAAGCGATCCTTGTGCAGCATTGATGACAGTATCAACCGCATTGATCTGTTTTATTGTTCCCGGTGTTTTAGCGTCGAGAAAGCCAGTTTGAAACTTGGCTTGTGTTTTATCGTAGGTGTTATTATTCGCTCCACCATACTGCCAAGCAGCAGGATTACCGTTACTGTCTGTGCCATATGCCCAGACTTGGCCATTGTAAACTTGAAAGTTTGTAATAGTCATTGTATTACCATCACTATCAACTGGTGTATATGTCGACCACGCAAGGATTTTATTCGACGGATAGTAGGATAAAACATAAATAACACCATTAAGATAAAGCCAATACCGGTCGGAAAGAGGTTCAACAACACTAACGGCGGCAGCATTACTTGTTGCTGTGCCAGCAAGCAACGATGCTTGTATCAAGGCGTCAATTGGACTACCGATGTCATTGATAAAAGCCGCGAGTGTAATGTTCAACGCTCGCAACGACCTTATGCCGGTGTCACTCAAAAACGGCACATCCAAATTTCCAAGTGGTTGTGCAGACAAAGGCGCAACAATACCGATGTTTGTGAGTATCTGCTGCAAGTTCCAATTTGCGGGGTTCGCATCGGTTTGCCATATTTGTATCGTGCGACGAGAAAAGAAAGCTGCATAACCCTGATAAGCCGCCATCGCAACAATTGGTTCTGGTGTGCCATACCAATTAGTCATTGTAACAAAGCCGTTGCCAGAAGCGTTCGGGTCGTTCCAAATAGTTGGTCGATTGATAGCAGAGAAATAAACTGAAGGCCCACCCATAGCATAGACTTTGTTTTCAAAGGTAAGTAAAAAGGAAGGCACAAACTCAGTGACATTGCCAGCACCAATGAGTGTTTGTAAGCCAGATAAGGTATCAGTGAGTATAAGAGAAAACTCCTCTGCTGCTGCCCATGTGCCACCAAAAGCTAGTTGAACAACAGCACCTGAACCTGTTGTGGAGGCCACGCCACCTTGGAAGGCGGTTACAGTGTTTTGTAACGATAAAGAATAAGTAGCCATATTAGACATCTCTAGCAACAAAGTTCACCTGAACAGATGGTGTGTAAGCCGTAAAAGGCCCATCGTTGACAGAAGGAGTGCTATCGGTTATTAGGCAATAAAAAGTTGTGCTGCCGCCTGCTGCTATATATGTGATATTGCCGTTTACATATGTCTTTTGTATAACAGCAGGTAATAAAAAAGTAGTCTTTGCTTTTGTTGGAGTGACAGCAGTTATTAAATTATTCGCTCCAGTGTTTTGCCATAGATAACTATACGGTGGTGTGCCACCAATAGGTGTAGCAAGAACACTTCCGGTAACATCGCTTGGTGTGCGACCACTAACTGTATTAGTCACCGATGTTTTTGAAACACTTGCCGTAAAACCAGCATTTGTAACTGCCATGTTAACCGAACCATTCCAACTACTCGCTGAAGTGTAGGTGATTACAACAGGCAAAGATGAAGATGTGGTAGAGGTTAAACTAGAACCAACAGGTGCGCCCGGCGCAGAGAATTCAGGACTACGTGATATGTAAATATAAGCACTTGCACCGACGTCGTTGGCAGCGTTATGAATTCCAATATAACCTTGTCCACCAGAATTGATAGCCGTTACAATAGCGTCGGCCCATTGGTCTAATGTGTCACCCGAAGAATTAACAGTAACACCATTTAGAATATCAACTGTTCCAACTTTGATTGGCCCAATTTTACATGTGCCAGTGACTCCAATGTTAATAATAAAATAACAATTATCAATGGCTATTCCAGTAGTGTTAATAGTTAAATTAAAATCATTGTATTGCACACCCACAGGTGCTGTTACTTGAACAACACCCGCGCTAATTGCTTGTGCAGTGTAACCGCCATTACTTCCTGCGTTTTCTGTTATGTTCTGTGCAATCGCCGTTGCAAGGGCTTGGATACTTGTTGTATAGTCAACAGCGGCAGAAAGAAGATTTACATTATCAACTGCATTAATATGAATACTATTGATCGCAGGAGTGCCGGAACCAGAAATAGCAACTATTTGAAACTGTGCTGTGGCTGCTTCGCCGGTGACAGATGCTACTGCCTGTGCTATTGGGGTTTCAGTAAAAGTGCCTGATGCTGTTGTAGTAGAAACCGATGCAGCGAAGTTATCACCGGGAATTGATTTAGTTGTGTCATTTGGATTAACCGATGTGCAGGTAACAGAAGCGCCGTTAACGGTGGCGAGATAACCTGTCGTGGCGTTGATGTAGTTACATAATTGTGTGGCAAGATCGTCGTTTGATGTAGCGTTGGAAAAGACTGCACCGTTGAAAAAGTCGTTAACGAGAGAACCGTTATTGAAAATACCAACGTCACCATCACCAAAGCGAGCCACAACAAAAGGATTACCATTGAATAAACAAGCGGCTACTATAGCTACCATTGCATTTCCGGTGCCTGTTCCTAGCGAAAGCGTGCCCACAGGACTACCAGTAATATCACCAGAAAAAGACGCTGCTACTTTTATGTAAGATGTTGTTCCAGAAATGGAGTAAGCAGTAGCAGTTTGTGTTCCATTTAAAAATGTTATTTGTGGGTCGGTAAAACCAAAGACGTTAAACACAGAACCAATACCGAATCCAGAAGGCATTGTGGATGAGACTGTTAATTGAGCAGCGGCATAGGTTGTTTGTGTAATTGTTCCTCCTATTCCATTTGTGTTGGTGGAAGAATGTGGAATGGTAAAATACACGATATAGTAACTTCCAAAAAAACCCAAGATGTTGATAATTGGAAAAGTATTGCCGTCAAGAACACTACTTCCAGTTCCCGTTATAACTATATTGTTACCCACAACAAAGCCTGGGTTTACTCCACTAGAATCATAAACAGTCACACCACCGTGAGATGTCGAGCCGTAAACTTGCCATGTTGTTATAGTATCTGAAACAACAGTAGAAACGCCTTTAACCTCGGTAATATTAAACAGACTAAATCCCTCATTAGGGTCAACAAGCTGTTGATATATGAAAGGACTAGGTAAGGCTCCAATAGCTGCGGCACTTTCACTTCCGAAGGTCATCAGTCCGTTTGAAGTCGCTAACAATCCAAACGTATTAGCAGGTAAGGCTGTTTTCGGAAACGCCTTCCGCTTCTCAATCTCTGCACCTTGATTTATATGACAATCAACAGCCCGCATCAATGTGCCGGGCTGTGACGTCAACTCACTCCTCCTCGCATCGAGACCGAAGCGAAAGTTCTGCAATGCGAGGTAAGGAGTTTGTTTAGGCATATTGTGTTAGATTCACAGTGTGAATCAAACCGTTCCTCATGGATTCAGCAAATGAACCACCGGGTTGAAGTTCTTGCCCACGCGCGCCCCGCCAAACCAACTGCTGCCCGGCGCGCCGGTCTGCGTCAGAAATAAGCGCCCGCCGTCTCCGGCCAGATACCAGTTCTTGCCCAGGTTCACCACCACCGCCTCGCCAATCAAGGTCTGGTCGCCCGTCGCGCTATCCCGCACCCGCATGGACAAACCGGTGCCGATAAACGAATAGGCCGGGATGTTCAACAAAGGCACGTTATACGTGATGCCCAGCTTCGCGTCCACCGGAGCGACATAGAAGCCAGTGCCGACATACTCACCCGCCACGCCTAGCGAGAGATAGTTCGTGGCGCCGGGCACGGACACATTCAAGGCCAGTATTCCCCCCAGCCGGTTTCCGGAGGAGTAGATGCCATCGAAGTCCACAGATGCGCCGGTGATATTGGTCAGGTAGGGAACGATCTGTTCCACCATCGGCAGGATGTCATTGGCTGCGGTAGCGATATTTGTCGGCAGGATGCCCCCCAGCGACAAACCCGGAACCGTCAGACCCGGCGGCGGGTTCGTGCTCAAGCTAGTCTGCGCCAGTGCCGGGAAGGCCAGAAACAAACCTAGCAGAATCAATGCCACACCACCGGCGCTTCTGGGATACGACGAAGCCGGCGGCGTGGCGGCAGATGCGATGGTGCCGCCCTGGGTCATCACCAGATCCGTGATTTGTTTCTTTTGCTCGAACTTCTGGATGACGCTCTTGCTGATCGCAATCAGAACGGCGACTGCCCCCCAGGTGGAATTCGACATGGCGAAATCACTCAGCGTTTTGATCTGGTCCGTGGAAGCAAAACCCTTTGCCATTAAAATGCCGCCTCCGAAACCGAGCACGTGCCGCAGCACGGCCATGATGACTTCTTTTGTTAGGAATTGTTTTATCATTTTGTTTCCTTTCTTTATTTTTGTTGTTTAGTGATGTCCTAAAATGGGTTGTGGTTCAACATGTCCATCCCATAATGCTCCACGTATTTGAGCTATGTCTTGTTGAACTTGATTAACTTTATTGTCAAGATTATCAAGTTTCAACAAAAGCGCTTTGTGTTCTTCAAGACTAATCCCAAGCACTTGATGCCGTGTAGGTTCTCCAGCAAAGGCTGATATGACACGATCACCAACGGTGCCACTGCCAAGAACCGCTACAGATATAATCAAAGCCCACTTCAAAGGGATATGGACAACAGCTTCGTTTGAGTTTCTTTCGCTCATAGGAGTTATTTTTTGTTTTTCTTATACCAATACCATGACCATGTTATCACGAGGGTAATTAAAGCAGGCCACACGGCCCATGATAGCCAGCGATAACAGAAAAGCCAAAATTGAGTATCAGTTGGTTGCATTGTTCAATCTGCGTGTTCTCCGGTTATCGTCACTGTGCCGCTGTTAATGGTTGTGCCACCAGGGGATGCTTCCGTTTGTTCCGTTGACTGTAACGGGAATCCATCCATCGGGGGCGGTTATGCCAACCGTTACGCCTGTTGGCACTGTTTTCGGCAATGGAAGAATAAGTTGGTTGCTGATGGTGGTGCTGGTTCCTCCCAAGACAACCGGCTCCTGGCTTCCCAATGGGTCATAACCAAGTAATATGCCGCTCCCACCGCCATAAATCTCCATGCCAGGATAGGTTACACCAGTGCCCATGATAACCGTTTCAAGGTCTGAATAACCATCTGCGGTAGCGCTTGTGGTGGCAATTGTTCCTGATGGGTCGAAACCAGATAAAGATACAGTTAGCCCGGTAACACTAATGCTTCCCGCAACCGGGCCGCTTTGCCCGTCTGTGTCCCCGGAAACGGTATAAGACCGATTTCCATAATAGACGAGACCACCACCAAAAGTCCCCAAGATGGTGCTCCAATTCCCCCCGTATAGATTGTTTATGAAAAAGTTTACACCTGTGTTTGTGATGGAAAAAGGCTGGTCAATCATGCAGTCCACAAACTTGATGCCGGCGCAATTAAACATGGTGATTCCCGCCCCCGCTGGCATGGCGCGTATTTGACAATGACTATATGTTTCACCCGATGATATTCCTGCCATGATTATCGGGGTCAGGGTGGGGTGGTTAAAGGTGCATCCGCTAACCTCGCCGTGATGGTCGTTGGGGCTTCCGCCATACTCCAAGTCATTGATATAATTACCGCTCATGTCGCTGTTTTCAAGTGTGCAATTAGCGGCTTCAAACGTCATCCCCACAACATTTTGGCCGCAGGTTATTTTGCTCCAATGGGTGTATTCTGGCGACTGGGCGTTTGGAACGTAATTTGTCTGCCAGTTGGTAATGTTCCCCGCCGTAAAAGGTTGCTCCAGATAAAAACCCACAAGGTTGGAATAACAGTTGACAGCCCCAATAATAGCCTTTGGCGTCCCCTCACTGCTTGAGCCGTTGACAGAGAGAGGGATTAGTCCACAACCGTTAAAGCCATGAATGGTAACACTGTCTGTATGCCCGTGTGATTCAGTGTTATACTGGAATCCATGACGCAGGCCATAGCCGTTCCAATAGTTCCAGAGCAGATTGTTTGTCGGTGTGGAGAAAAGCATGTTCCCCATGTAGGTGTGAAAGGCATTGGTCGCCCCGCTTGGATTAAACGAGCTTCCGCCGTAGAGTTCCAAATTGCCAAAGATGTTGATGTTGGTATTCAGCATCTCACGAATGAAGATGTTGGTGTTGGCCGCGCCTGTGGCGTACTTCAAAACTGCTCCGCGAAACAACAGGCTGACATTGTTTGTGATGGTCATTTCCTGAAGAAGATAGGTGTTGCTGCCCAAATCCCAACATGACCCCGGCGTGTTCCAAAGGGCTTGCATCGCCGTTGTATCATCCGTGCTGCCGTCCCCTTTCACTCCGTAATTCGTGACCATCAAAAAGGTTTGTGAAGGCAAATTCGCCACCGGGACTGTGCCGGTCAGGTTGGAGGTGGAAAGGTTGGTCAATCCATTCCCGTTCAAACCATTGAGGCTGTTGCTTGTGACGGTTGCACTGATATTGGTCAGGCCGCCGCCATTGCCGGAAAACGAAGTGGCGGTCACTGTTCCGAAGTTTATCAAATTGCCATACTCATCGAGTTGCTGAACAAGATTGGTCCCATAATATATTTGATCGAGATAGGTTGAAAACGCTTCATTCCAATCTAGCAATCCACCAAAAAACATTTCCCGATTTGCCGTTCCCCCAAAGCTGTTGCTGACCAATATCGGGCCGCCTGAGACGACCAGGCCATTCGTTGCGACAAGACCAGCCGCCGTCCCATTGGTCGCGGCAACGAATTGGCCCGCCGGCAAATTCGTCGCGGGAATGGTGCCAACAAGACTAAAGGTATTCGTTGTCCCTGTGCTACCAGAGGTAACAGTGTTACTCCACGGAGCGTTAACCTTGAACAAGTTTGTTCCTCCAACACCATAAACTGTTTCAACATTAACCACACCCTGACCACCAGATGGTGTTATTGCTATAGTTCCACCCTTGCTAGTAATCCTAGCAACCGGTGCAGGTTGGGCAAGACACATGCTTGCCGAAGTAAGCAAGGTAAGTAGTATATTCTTCATACAGTTGGTGTGCAAAAACGAGCAGTTAGTTTAGCAGAATTAGCGGCTGGTGCGGTATAGGTTACTGGAGTTAAAGATACATAGAAATAACAAGCAGAGGTGTTAATGCCAGTGTTGCCGTTTCCGATTGTGCCCCCTTGTTGTAAAGGCGTCAAGCCACCACGTTCGGCATCGCCAAAGTTAAGATACAAGCAGCCTTCACAGTTGATGTTAACACCTGCTGCGTTGTAGGCCGGTATCGCCCATGAACGTTGTGCTTGTGTTGTGGTGTTGGATGCCTGCGGCGCAGCGAACAGGAGAAGATAAAGCTGTGCACCGGCGTTAGCGTTAAGGTCACACGCAAGAACATCATACAACGCCTTCGCAGCACTCGGTGCAGCGAGAGTGTCAGTCCAGACAGTAATAGTGTTTCCCGTTGTCGGGCCAACAGTTGTCAGTGTCGACGGTTCGATTTCCCATTCCTCAACTTCAATGTATAAATCAGCCACCTGCCCCGAAGCAACAGCGGTATAAGTTGCCTCTGTTGTAGACAAGGCGCAACAAACTGGCCCAGGTATGAGTTCCAAACCGGAGTTAAAAAGCTCGGCGAACTCATAATCCGCGATCATTAGGAATGATGCTAGTGGCACTTGTGACACAGTAGGTGTATTCACTGTGCCATCATTAGCGACGGTAGTGGTGAAGAACTGTAACCAGACAGGGGTGTTTGGATTGCTGTTACTGTTGAAATAACCAGACACACGAGAAAGCCGCAATGACTGTCTCGCAACAGCAAACGTAGCAACCTGTGCGCCGGAACGATATGTGCGGGTGATACTCATAATTTTATTTTGTGTAGCCTCCAGCTACAAGTATTGGAATTTGCATTGATACTACTCGTTTCTTAGTTTGAAGTTTCGCGCCGTTCATAGCACAAGGTTGGTCTCGTTTGGGATAGCAACCACGAATTTGTGCCATTCTTGCTTGTGCACGTGCCATAACAGATGGCGCGTTGCCCTTGCCAAGTTCTTGAAGATGCTCTGCCGCCGTGAAAAGCATAACCATCACATCGTCAAGCATGAGAGTGTTAGCATATTGGGCTGCAACAGTTGATGGTTGACCGGTATTGGCTGTGAAAGTAAGCAACGGCGTCATGGCCGATTGACCACGAAAGCGAAAGATAGTCTGCACAGAAGGCACTGGCCACACTTCAAACTCGTTCTCGGCAGCAAAACGCCAACGTTGGATTGGATCGAGAACCTGTGGTGGACCCGTGCCGGGGCCAGCGGAGCCGTCGGAGTCGATGTAGTTAAATTCATCTTCGTTAATACCATAAACTACATCTTGCCAGTTGCCGGAATAGTATACCTTTGTAATCATTGGTCTCTCGAAGTTAATTGCAACAGCAGAACCGTAACCCGGTATTGTCGGAAAAGCGTTGTAGCGACCAGTGCCGCCGCCGGGCACAATTACATCCCATGTATCCTCTAAAAATGGCCAGTCGTAGGAGTCGGCAAGCCAACGTTGCTTTGCCGCGATGAGAGACGCGTATTGCAAATCGTTGGCTGCCGACACCCCGACCGTCATATTGGCAGACAACTCCGCCTTGAGCATCGTGACTACGTTACCAAGTGGAGTTTGTCTTGCCATATTATACCTTTGCGGTTAAGGAAACAGGCGCACCCTTCGGCAGTGGGCCGGGTTCGTCTGTCCAATTGCCGACCTGTTCAGCGTTGGTAACGGGAACAGGAACCCATGTTTTCTCGGCGTCAGCGAAGGTGTCAGGAACAACGGTGCTTCCCGAAGGAAATACCTTGTCAAGATACTGTTTCTGATACTTTGTTTTCAACCGTGCGAGTTCTTCAAGCGCAGTGCGCGCCCGATACTTAGCGGCCTTTGTAACAGTGCCAGCACGGATCGTCTCACCTTTTGCAATAGTGCGTCCGTCGGGTAATGTTATATCACTCTGTGCCATTTCATCCATCGGTTGAACTTCTGCCGCAACAGCAACAGATTGCGCTGTGCCAATGAATTTCAGGTCAACCAACGGATGTTTCTTCGCCCGGTCTTTGTGCATCGAGACGAGAAGCATCGCCTCGGCTGGTGTGATGGAACGCAGAGGTGTTAAACTCTCGTTCCCGATGTGAAGGAAGCAATTAGCAAGTTCCATATGTTTTTCTTTCTTTTGTTAGATTCACAGTGTGAATCTGACTGATTAGGGAACCCAACCAGATAGGACACAGGTTTGAATATAAACATTTGTTGGTGCTGGTGATCCCAGGTCGGCGGCAGTGGCGACACTAAACAAAGCCAGTTGTTCGAAACCTGTGTTAAGATTAGCCGGTATATTTGTCGTGATGATTGTCGCATTTGTGCCGTTGGGCAAGGCTGTTACCGTAAATGCACAACTGGAATCATAGAAACCGGTTAATGAATTATATGGTTCCCATACAAGAGTAACAGTGTTAGTGAACTTAGAACTATCGCCACTTAGTCGCACAGCCAGTTTGTAATTCTGACTAATGTTACCAAGCGCGTCAGCACTCAAGCTAGCCGGCACAAGTGGATAACCAACAACAGCACCTGATGGTAAAGAAACACCAGAGATATATTGTAGGTATACAGAATTTGAGCCGATTAACGGTGACCCACCGATTGTTCCTTGATTGTTCGATGTGCCATACTGTGCCGCCCACACAATTGGATCAATATAAGGTTGATTAGAGATTATATTGAATGCATTGGTGACGTTATAGCTTGCCGGTGGTGTTCCGATAAGTGGAGAAGGATAGACACCAGTTAACAATTTGAAATATGTTAAATTGGTGATACCATTAGTCACATAATTAGTTGTGCCGCCGGCTCCCGAAGGAAACGCAAGCACAACCTGTGGATTCACAGAACCGGTCGTCGAGGAAAAAGCCCCTTGAATGAAGGACTGTGTTGAATGTGTCGCAGCATAGACAAGGGAAAGCCCCGCGATAAATGCGATACCGATAATGAATTTAATTATTTTTTTCATATTACATGGCCACGGCATACACCGCGCTGGAGTTAAGTTGAGTCATGGTGACTGCAAAGGTTGAAGTGCAGGAACGGAAAAACACCATGTAGTTGTAGGGCCTTTCCGGTGTCACCAGTTTCTTATCTTCACCCTGCATTGGACGCATACGAAGACGCCGTGTGTCAATCATGTAGCAACGATTGCTATAACCAAGATCATCAAGAGTGGGGTCGTATTTGAATTTTCCAACACCACGCATCGAGATGTCAGCCATGCCGATGTCAGTGTTACCCTCGTTCTTGAAGCCTTCTTGAGTGTATACGCCTTTCGCTTGCACTTCGAGTTCAAGAGCATCAATGAACTTCGAGCCGCAAGGCAGGTAGTCGGGCTTGCCGCCGTAACGACGAAGCTGACGTTGATCAGTGCGAAGGTAGCGAGTGAGCGACTGATTCTCGGCTGAAGCCGTGAGAGTCAGATTCATACGATGTTGCCACCACGGATAAGTTTGACGGGAAAGACCACCAGTTGAACCAAGCGTAGGTGTATCTGTGAGTATAGAAAGAATACCCGGTGTTACAAGCGGGTCTTGCGACCCGTCTTTCCAAAGGGTAAAATTCTCACCACGATTATACGATTCGCCAAAGTCCTCAAGACGGTTTTCTAGCAGGTCTGTAAGAACAGTCGCAGCACGATCTGAGTGATTAGACATTTTGTTATTGTCGGTGATAGTAATACCATCCTCCTTCAGTTCCGTCCAGGTGATAGCAAGACCTGCGTGCATTTCATAACCGGTGTAAATAGCACGCAAGATGTTTTGCGCCTGTGTAAATTGAAGTTGTTGATCCTGTGTATAACCAGCAAAGAAACCGGGCACATCGGACATATATGCACCCTGCAAAGGTTCGCTGATTTGAAACGATTTACCAGAAGGAAAGGTTTTCGCCTTGTTGCGAAACATCGCAAGAGTCGGTCTTTCCTCGGTAGTTTGTGAAAGGACTTTACCTTTCATGTAAAAGATAAGCGCAGCGGAGATTATATCACCCGCTACTTGCATACCTAAAGTTGCAACTGCCATAAGATGTTATTCCTTATTAGTGAGACTCCACCGAGAAACCATGCCGTCTTCCAGCAGTTCGCTGAATGAATTGCGACATAGTTTCACCCGGTTTCGGCTCACCGTTTGTTGTGTTATCGGAAGATGAGATGTCTGTGGTGCGCAAGGTGCGTCTTGCGCGTTGAGGCTGCGTGGGAACATAAACAGATTGTGCCCATTTGTAAGCACGATTAAGCAAGTCAACAGCTTCGGCTGGTGTCTTAGGATATTTTTCCATAGACATCAGTTGAATCTTACCATAAGTGAGTTCGTATAATCCATCCTTCACAGTGTTAGGGTCAACACCTTGCGGTATGACCTTCGGCTTGAAGTCAGGATTAGTGCGAACTATCACTTCGGCGGCTTGATTCATCGCCGTTGCAAGAGCCTGTTGCTGCTGTGCTTGTGCAGAGGTTTGTTGAACCTTTGATTGTTGCTGTTGTGCAGCAAGTTTCATCCGGTTCATATGAAGCTCATTAGCACGTTCTTTGGAAATCGTGCCTTCTTCAACTTCCTTTGCAAGATCGGGTGGCAGGAGTTTACCCGTCGAGAGTTTGATATTCTCGACTAGTTTTTCCAACTGCACGAGAGCTGCATCGGGATTCGTGTTCAGCAAAGCACAAAGCTCCATTGCAGTTTTCTTTTGCTCTGGAGGAATGTTGTATTGCTGACAGAATTGCTCGTCAAGTTTCGCGTTTTCGGCGTAAGGCTTTAAGGCGTTACGTTCTTGGATAAGTTCCTGAAATCGTGGATGCTTGTCGAGCCGTTTGTCAACCTCGGCTTGTAGTTTCTGTTCTTCTTCGGTAGGAAGTTGTGCGGTAGAGTCTTCCTTTTTCTCATCGGACTTCTCCTCACCTTTAACCTCGTCAGCGGGTTTCTGTTCCTGCTGTGTATCGGAGGCAGACGATTCCTCCAGTTGGGCTTCTTTCGCTTGTGCGTTCAGTTGTTCCTGAACACCAGCTTGGAATGAACCTTCCTTGTTAGCGTCTTCAAGATGAACCGTGCCGTCAGTGGAAGTCGTAGGGTTGTTCGCCAACGCTGCGATTTCGGCCAGCTTGCCGGTGTCATCGTTGATTATTGCTTTTTGTTCTGGCATAAATTATTGTTGTTGCACGGGCTGTGCCTGACGTTGCTGGCCCTGTTGTGGTATACCAGCATTAGATTGCGGCTGACTTGGCTGGTTAATCTCCTCATTCGGTGCCATCATGGGCATTTGCAGTGGGTATAGTTTTGAAATATCAAACCTATCATCGTAGGCTTTCGTGACAATCTCACAGACACCAATGGGATTTGCACCGCACTTGAGCCATAAAGGAGTAAGCTGTGTGACCTTGCTAATCTCAAGTGCTTGGTTAGGCCGTCCAGACGAGGCAGCTTTCACAGACAACATGATTTCATTCAAAAAGTCCTCGCGGTTTTGCTGTGGCAACACGGCACCACGACCTGCAATACGTTTTACAGTATCGAGCTTGAAGTATCGCAAAATAATCTCACCTTCCATTTGAGCTATTTCTGACAGGAAGTCGTCAAGGTCATCGGTGTTAGAAGCCGCCACCGTATTCTTCGACTGCTCTGCGATTGTTGCGCCCGTTGCTGTGACCTTTGGAACTGGACGACCTAAGTCAGTTTCCTGGGTTCCGGCAGCAAGTTGTATATCCTGAGCAAGCGGTGCGGTGTCATAGAGTTGTGGCTGTAAAGGTGAATGCTGAAATGGCGCGAGAAGTTTGTTAATGTCTGTGCCCATTTGAGCACCTTCAAATTGAACTACTGCTGAGTCCTCGTGATCATTGATAGCCGCGATGTCATTGTCTGTAAGCCACCCCTTCCCCGTGAAATATGCGGGAGTGTTAGCGATTCGATGAGAACGTAACGCTTCCCGCGTGCGATTCCATTCCTTTTGCGGTGAACGCATGAGCGTGACATCCGAAGGTGGAAAGATAGAACCACATTCTTTGGAAGATGGTTCAGTCTCGACGTCATTGAAGGTGACAGCAACAACGGGCCAAAAATGGTTTGTTTCGGGAACTACGGGTTGTGGTTCTTGAACAAACTCTTTCCAGCCGTCACAGATGACGAAGCAAGATTTAGTGTCGAGGTCGTAAATGTCCCAAATGCAAACGCGCGTCTTCGCTGCATCATCGGTGGAAGCGGCGGTGTCGGACGCGTTGTCTTGTCGAACACCGTTTTCGTCATAGGCTTTGACTTCGTTCTTGGGAATTTTTGTTTCATAGAAAAGGTTGACTAGGTCGAGACTCTCAATACGTTCAATGGCGAGCCAACGTGCGCCGACGAAGCCTTTAAGATGTCGACAGCGTGGATCAACAATAACAGAGGTTGAGGGAAGAAAGTCAAAGGTGATACGCTGGTTAATGTTCTGCGTGTCGCCGGTGCTAATGCTTGACAGAACACTCATTGCTGATGATGCAAGTGTGAGAACCTCTGATGAATTCTCGTCAATCTCTTGCTCAGAAAGTTTCTCAGCGATGTGTTTGATACGCTTAACACGGTCAACAATGGTCGATTCAGTTTCCGATGTTGACAAAGTTCCCTCAAGGCCGTCGACATAGTTAACTTGGACATAGGCGACTCCACAGGTTTTAACTCGACGCACGAGTTGTTTCATTTGAATTTTAAACGTCGGTTGTAAACTATCCCACATGTATTGAGCAACAAAGCGAACCGTCTTGCCGACGCGGTCAACTAGGTCACGCCAAAGTTGTCCCTCGGAGTAATCCTTGAGCAAGGCCATTGCAAGAGGATTGATTTGACCAGTTTGTGTGCCGAGGTTAATAGCAGCAGCGGCAGCCGCGATACTAGCTTCTTTGCCATCCCACAGTTCGAAGTCGAGCCGGTCTCGGCGCACAGCTTCGACCTCAGGATTACGTGCATATAGTTGTGCGACGCCGTTGGAAAGATTACGTAACGTGAGATTCGCCACATACCTATCATCCATCAGGTTCTTCTGGTCGGGCCATTGCAAACCTCGTGCGAATTTCATATCCTCACGCATTGTTTTGAAATCGGGTTCCCACTTTTCCCGCGCCTTTATGATCTTCTTTGTCCATTGGTCGACGAGTTTTTTCTCGCGTTGCTTAGTCGCGTCGTCGCCGTCTTGCTTGTTGATAGATGTATCGAGGACAGAACGGTCCTGCGGGGCGTCAGCTTGCACCACTTGCTGTTGTTTATCATCAGGCATAAGTTATATTCAAAGTGTGAATCTAACGCCCATCCCATTTTTCATGTGCCGAGTGTTCGAGCCGTCTTGCTGACTCTTTCATCCAACCCATTGTCGGAACAAAAGCAACTTGCAAAGGCTGTGGTTGCTCGACTTTGATTGGTGTAGCATGAAGCATTGTATCAACCATCATACCGATGTGACCAAGACAATCACAAAGGTCATCGCTTTTGTCGTCGCCGGAACCCGTGAAGGACATCATCTCGTATAAAGCATCGGAAAACCACGGTGCATAGAGTGGCAAATGCACCATACCTTGTTGGAAACGTCCCGCGATTGAACGACACCTGTCGCCTTTTGATTTGGCCGGTGTTACCTGTTCAAGCATAAAATACACCCCCCGTTCTTGCATTGTCTTGTTGATAAGAGGTTCAAGCGACTGGGAGATGTGTCCCTTCTCTGCACGCCATTTGATAGGATGTCGCCGTGTGACCATTGCAAACATGGCTTCGACGGCTTCAAGAGGTGAACACTGCTGCCAGAACAAATCAGGATGTATCCAGATGTGATTATCCTCGTCAACGCCAAAGTTCATATAACAAGTCTTGTTCGCACCACGCGCTTTTGAAGTTGTATGATCGGAGACTGTATACATACGCAGGTTCTTCGGCATATCGTCGGGACCGTTGTAGCCAAAAGGCTCAACCCATTCACGCTTGAAGAAGTCACCGCTTTCGGGTGTCGGATGCTGTTGATAGAGACCAGCAAACACACGAGGATTCTTCTTCGCATCGTCAACCATTTTTTGATTGAACCACTCTGGCCAGAGTCGCTCGCCGATAGTGCGACCTAACACGTCACCAGCTTCCGCTTCCATTGGTATTGATAGCACATACCAATCTTCGGCTTCGTTGCCGAGTTGTTTGGGATTAAGAAGCCGACCGGCAAGGTCATCCTCGTGGCGACGATTGCATATTAGCACGCGATATGCGTTAGGTTTAAGCCGCGGCACAAAGTCCGAATGATACCATTCCCAAAGTTTGTCACGAAACAGTTTCGACTGTGCTTGTTCTTCTGTGCCAATAGGATCGTCGATGAGTCCCAGATCAGCACGATGCCCTGCGATACCAGCATTGACTCCAGCGCAGAAGTATCGACCGTCGTTTGTAGTTTCCCACACGCCAGCGGCCTTGCTATCAGATTTAAGAGTATAACCAAGCAGCCGACCAAGCAACTCAATAGTATTACGACAACGGCGACCAAAGGATTCAACGAGATCATATGAATAGGAACAGGCTAAGATGCATAGTCCTTTCCGTAAGTTTAAAAACCACGGCGGAAATAGCCATGAGGTGTAAGTGGATTTCGCAGAACCCGGCGGCAACATGATAAGAAGGCGACGTGCAATTTGTCCGTTTGAAAGATGTAGCTTACCGTTGACTAACTTCTGCAACGTTTCAATAATAAGAAGTTGGTGCTTGGCGGGTTCGAGACCTTCGGGCAAAGATGCACGACACCATGACTCGAAGGATTCACGTATCTCGATGAGACGCCAAGCTTCGATACGTAGTCGTTCTCGCCGACGTAGAGCTTCAGCACAAAGTTGTTCTTGCTGTGGTATCATGAATCAAAGGTAATACGTTTGTTGCCGCCGAGCAATTCGTCTTTGATTTCCTCAAGAGTCATTTCGTTAGGATTCTTTGTATTTGTGCTGATAGGTTGCACTGCCTTACCGAGCCAACGGTCAACAAGAGCGTGGTCATCTTTTTGTTTGATGGCAACCGGCACAAGTTCGTCGGTAGCACGTTCGCAGATACGAACAAAAGCTGCCTGTCCCTCGGCAATGATGCGCTCGCGGAAGTCTTCACTTGCCGCCGCTAGTTCATTCTGCATGAACTCCTGTGCCCAGGTTTGACGCAACACCGAACCTACATGTTGTTCAGAACACTCCATTGTTAGCGCAATCTGTTTATTTGTTATACCAGCAATACTCATTTGACACATGAGTCGGTGTTTGGCACGTTCCTTTTTAATCTCAACATATGGATCAGTTGCGCCGTGAAAAGCATTAGGCAAGGAAGCGTTAACACCGATAGTGCCGGGATTGTGTGTTAGTCCCGCTTGTCCCGTAGGAGTCATACCCCGCCTGTTGCCGGCACGATTTAAACTTATCGTTGGGTTGGTGGTATCAGTTACCATACCTGTATCCTTTTCCTCTTGCCGCCGTGTTTGTTCTGATGTGCGCGATACATACCAGCACACTTACCAACAGCAGCATTATGCGGTGTGCCTTCTTTTTGAACTTGTGGTATGCAGCGCATTAAGTATGACTCCTTTGATTCACCTGGTTTCACGGCTGGCATAGCTCTCCTTCACGCAAGTCCTGCGCCGCCAGCACCTCGGTGATCGAACACCCCTCAAACAGAGGCTCTCTTGCTGGTTCGTGCTGTGGCACTCTAACCGGCATGTCAATCGCTGCTATAGCGGCATGTTGCATCTCATCTGCCATGATGCTAATATGCCACAGGCGCGTGGCGGCGCAAGGGATTTTTGAAAAAATCTTAGCCGCCATAGCAGCAAGAGTGACCGACATAGCTGTCAGTCACACAGCCTATATATCAATATGCAAGCTGCCCGCTATAAGCCTGTCTTTAAGCTGTCTTGGCCTAAGACAGCAAGAGACAGCAAGCCGCCCTAATGAGATGGCGATCCGGCTTGCGGCAAGCCTATATCTCGCCGCCAAGGTAGCACACCGGTATACTCACATCTTGCAAAACGGCCTAAGCTGATTCTAACTGGGAGAAGTTGAAAATTTGCTGGTGGAGTGTGTGGGGAGGCTCCACAACACGTGCCTATGCCTGCATGGGGGTGTAGGCGGGGTGGGTCACCCCCGACTCCATTACGCGTGTGCGCGTCATATGCGAGTGGCACGCATCATGCTGCACAGCATAAGATGTGCCAAGGTTAGATTCACAGTGTGAAAGCAACGATGGCATGGGATATGCTGCATAGTGAAGCATAAGCTATGCCAAGGACGTTGGCATGATTCTTGCTCTGACTGTATAATGGCGGCGCAATCGGTGCGCAATAATTGCGCAGTGCCTATGCAATAATTGCACAGTCGTAAAGCATTGCAGCGCAGGGACTTAGAGAAAATTGCCTTTTATGGTGCGCAAAAATTGCACAGGGAAAAATCGTCCGGCCCCATATATAGCGGTCTTGCGCCGCCATGCCCCAACATATAGATAGCAGCAACATGGCATGAGGACTGCTATTATGCGTTCCGGCGGCAATGCAGGCAATGAGCCAAGCACCGCCGGATAGGAGACAGATAAAATGAGTGAACCCAAAACAGAAAAAAAGCCATTATTGATTGACATGAGTGAAATCTTCCCTATTGTCGACGCAATTCTGGCACAAGATGAAACGCCGAACTGGAGCAACGTTAATCACGTTTCTCTCGTAGCGCGAACGGCAAGACTGGCAATCGACCGGGCGATTGACCTTGAGTTAAACGATGATGAACAACGCTTGTTCGTTTGCCGGACGCTAGACCAGCATGGCATAGCGGGAAATGCGAGTCAATTCCGCCAATACCTCGCAAGCGAAAAGGGCGGCAAACGTATACCCGAGGGTAGCGCAAAAGCAAATCAATACAAATGATTGACCTATAGGTTAGGCTTAAAATCCTAGCCTAAAGTCGATTATTTGAAAAACTTTGGAGAAAAAAAGATGGCATAGGATATGCTTAGGACAGTCGTAACAGTCGTATGACAAGCATAGGCTATATCAGCCTATGGATGCCATAATCAGAAACAAAAGCTCAGTTATGGACAAGAGCGAGCGGGCAGGGTTAGTGGGTGTGTCAGTGTTATATATATATATATTTATTACCGGACATGTCCCCCCCAGTCAATCAGCTTGTCCCCCCCTATGCGGCTTTGCGCCCCTCCCCCTTTGTCATACGACTGTTACGACGGTCGCAAGCATAAGCCATGCCAAGCGGGAATATGCGTAAATGCCTATGTCGCAAGGATTTAGCTATGGCGGCATATTAAAGTCAATTTAGCTTGCCATGTGGCAAGCAAAGCAAAGCAAGGTGAGATTCACAGTGTGAATATAACAAGGAAAGGAAAGCATTGAAAGTATGAAACTAAAAGATAACCTAACAAAAGAACAACTCGACAAGCTGGAAAAGGCCATAGTAGGCATGGCAAGTGACCCCAGACATCATTGCGTTGGTCAAAAGTATTGAAAGCAAACCAGCAACTACGCAATATCACTATGGTGACTACGGCGGCACAATCAGCCGCTTGTGTCATGGTTCAAAGCTAACGGCTTACATTCTCGGTGAAGCCATGAAACGTTGCGGCGCACATCCTCTTGGCGTTGACAATGGCATAGCATTATTCCTGTGATCCTCACTCTCATCACCACAAACTTGCTGTGCTTAACCACACAGCAAGTTTCTCAAATCGCCGATGCGATTTATGTTGCGGAAGGTAGTGGCACAACACACCATCCCTATGGTGTGATGTGTCATACATCAAACCCTCGGCATACATGCTGTGTGACGATAGAACATGTTTTTAAAGACTGGCGGCGCATAGGTAAGCCTGACTTCATTGACTTCCTTGGTAACCGATATTGTCCAGCATCATGCGATCCCGTTGGTAATAAAGCATGGCGGTATAATGTGAAATGGATACTTGAACATGAACATGATAGGTGAAATGAGATTGGCCCGATTTATGCTCATATATCTATGGCCAAAAAGCCATAGCAGCTTTTATGCCAATCCCCTGCCGCTATGCAAAATATAGTCACTTTTTTAGCTTGCCGCTATGGCGGCCTTCTGGCAAGCTGGCAGCATGAGATCGAGGCACACATATATGGCCAATAGCAGCAAGCCGCTCATCCTATGGCCTATGCCAACTCACTTTCATGTGCAAGTCAACCGAACCACTTTTCCTTTTAAGGTCGCAATCAGGCTAGGCACTCACTCAAACGGTAATAAGATAGCCGTTAGCCAAGTGCGACCTTTTTCTTTGCAGGGTATAGTTCGAGGAACTAAGCAGCCTCATAAACTGCTACAGGTGGGTGCGACTCCCTCCCCTGCAACCACTTTAGAGGCGCAACCTGTTATGACCAGCCCTTTAAACGAGGGCGGAACAAAAGCGGAAGCTGCGTTGCCGTTGCGTCTTACTTTAAACGGCTAACCCGAAAGAAAAAAATATGAAAATGACGATTGACGATCTCGCTGCCATGTCGCCGTGTGCCGACGGGCTGGCGTTTGCACGAAAATGTGGCTCGCTCAAAAGGGCATGGGCGACGTGCCGGGAACCTTCCTGGCTCTTTTGGTTTGCGCAGCGCACAAAAATTATTGACAAGCCACAAGCCATCGAACTCGCGGTGGCGTTTGCAGAACGTGTGTTGCCCCTGTATGAGCGCAAATACCCCGACGATCTCCGTCCCCGAAAGGCACTGGAAGCGGCTAAAAAATGGTTGAAGGCACCGACCGAAGAAAATAGAACCGCCGCCGCCTCCGCCGACGCCTGCGCCGCCACCGCCTACGCCGTCGCCGACGCAGCCAACGCCGACGACGCCGCCTACGCCGCCGCCAAGAACGAGGAAAAAAAGTGGCAATGCGACAAAATCCGGGAAGTATTAGGAAACCCTTTTTTACCGCGAAGAAAAGTTAGCGAAAGCGACATTCGCCCTGCATAGTGATTTATGACTATTCTCCTACCAAACCATGTCAAGTTGGTCGACTACGACCCATCAGCATCATGCGACACCCTTGGGCCTGTTATGGAGTGTTTTGCAAAACATGGTGTAACATGCCGCAACGCGCATCAATGGCGTATTGCGATACGCAACAATATAATCCAGCCCTACGGCGGCACAATCAAAGGTCTCCCTGCCTTGCGTGGCCGTGCCCTATGCACAGATGGTATTCAAGTGCTAGTTGAAACCGCTACTGGCTATTATATTGGCCACTGGGGTTGGTTTGTGCCTGATGAGATTGTGAAAAAGAAAAAAGAAACACGTGCAAGTAAACTCAAAGACAAATATAAATAACACTTTCAGCGTTTCGCAACGCTGCATATGCAGTAACATAAAACAAACGGCTCACAAGCCTACAAAAGAAAGCAAGTATAAGTAAAATGCAAAACAGAATAGAAAAACGGTTCAATAGCCTGGACTTACCCTTCGGCTTCCGGTTCGGGTTTTACCCCGACCTGGCCACGATACAAAGCGAACTCGGAGAAAACTTCGAGGAAAAAATGCTCGGTATTATTAATAAGCAACTGTCAGCGCATGTCACTGGCAGTTGGTCACGGGATCAGTTCACCACTGACCTTGAACGTATTAGCGGTTTCTCGTATCTTACAAAGGAAAAGACAACGAAATCCGGCAAGACGATCAATGTAGCTGCTGAAACACCAGCAGAGTATGTCGACCGCTTTCGTGCTGCTGTAAAGGACGGTTTCACCCTGGTCCCCGTGCCCGACCTCGGCAAACTGGTCGGTAAGCCGGAAGATAATGACAATGAAATCGAGATTGTAAATGAACTGCACAGTCTCGTGAAAAACCCGCCCGATCCCACCGAGGAGTCAATCAACGCATGGTTACAAAAGCTCGCCGACCTGCGTGTGTATCCTCTCGACGCACGTGTCACTGAGCGTGTCGGCAAGGCAAAGGGTTTGCCGCAGTATGCTGTTGAAGGTGCGGCTGCGATATACGCCGGCAATGAGGCCAAAGGCCGTGACAGTGAAGCAAACTGGGCGCACTGGGCAAAGCAGTTTGCAAAGAATAGTGTCATCTTGCCTGATCGCACAGGTGATAGTGCTGTCGATCTCAAAGTGCTGGCGCAAGCTATCGTTGCCAACGAAGCGGCAGAGGCCAAGAACAAGTATAAATAACCTTTGCATCGGAATAATGGGACATGTTGCAACGTGTCATTCAACCGTTAAACCGACAAAACTTATAGTATGGTGTTAAGTATAACCCGTGTGGCTAAAGGCCACAAGATGTTGAAGGCAGTGTTCAACTACTATATTTATGTTCACTCACCCACCAGCTTGGAAACTGGCTGGTGGTATGAATGAACACGTGGTGGAAAAGAGACACACGATAATGAGCACCGAGATTACACTAACAGTGCCCACGCTACAAGGCGGAGTCGCAACGACGGACTCATTTCGGCTGTATTCGCAGCAGTGCTGGTTGAAATGGCCAGCCGTGTTCGCCTTTTAGTATGCAAACCCTAACATACGATAAAATCGCTGGTATTACGGCACCACTTGGTAAAATCACCGGGTTTCCAAAGCCACATGTGCGTTCACCGTGGCCGACATGCGCGACAGCATGTAAGCTACTCACTGACAAACGTATCGCTTTCTATCAAGCACGTGGCTACTACAACGGTATACCACTTGACCCTAAAACGAAACCCAAAAAACATGAAAGTGGCCCGGCTCGTATGGCACGGCTGCTTAGAAAGTATAAATGACACAAACTTTATACATGCCTGATCCTGATGAAACAGATGGTAAAGCACGTATTCAAGTTGAAGTTGAATATGAGCTTGAAACCGATGGTAACAAGGTCGAATCAATCACGATTATATCTGTCACCGACATGACCGGCACACAATATATCGTGCCAGAGTATGTCGAACAACAACTCATAGAAGACCTATGGGAAAAAGTGAATCAAGAACGTATCTGTGATAAGCCCAATTTTCATGGTTAAATTCACATTGTGAATCCAACAAGGAAAGAATATGATTATTTTTGAAATTCTAATTGAACAAACCGAGAATGGTCACATCAGTATTCAAGGTTCTGGCGGTGGACTAAAACGATCAATCACAAAACGTGAATATGAAATGGCACAAAAAATCAATCAAGCGATTCAAAAAATTTGTAACGAAGAACACCTTAATGGTGTTTCTGTCGAACACAACCCTCTAGAATGAACCTTCCATATTACAAAAGCGAAAAATCTTTTCAACGTTTCACCAAGCTAATCGCTCGTGCCGTTAACATATACCCCGCCGCGTTTGACCATGTGCCTAACGTCGCACTTGAAACATTTAATCGCGACTTCCGCTACGCGATTAAATCGGCGGCGGAGTTTGGCTATACATCACCTGACATCAACATGGCCCGTTTTGCCATCATCGGACAAAGCATCAAATGTGTCATGCGTAATGGTTACGTTCTAATCGGCACAGAACAAGGTATTAAAATGTTTGATGAAGTAAAAGCAACACAACCTAGTTCTATTGAGCCAACAGCAACACGGTTTGAAACTGAATGGAACGGTAAAGATGTTCTTGGTATGTTAAACATCATTAACAATATGAAACCAAGACCTATTGTTATTCTTTCAATAAGTCCTGAAGAAGCAGCAACTATCTCTGATATTGCTGATGTTCTTTTTGAACCACATCCAACACAACCTGGAAAGTGGAGAATTCTATGACCGACATTGAAATGCGTTTTGGTCAAAAGTGACCTGTAAAAATTGTCTCAAGCACAAACCCAAAAGGAAAGGAACGAAATGAAAACAGCAGAACAACTTTTTACAGAGCTTCCGCCTGTTCAAAGTGGGAATGGCCCACTTGAAGTGGCTATTACCCTTGATGAACTACAACAATTGGAGCAAGACTCCTGCAACGCTACGCTCAAAGAAGCAATAGCTGGATGTGAACAATCACCAATTCCAGCCAATTTTCGACCGGGTGTTACATTGTGCCTCTCTCGTTTGAAAGCCCTGCGCGACAAAGAAAAGGAATAAAGAATGCAAGCAGAACTTGAGTTCCTACACACGATTCTGATTTCCCGCTCGCAGGACGATATGCTCCGACAAGTCCGAGAACGCGATGCAGAAGTTCGCGAAGTTGCGCTAAAGGAGGCGGCTACAAAATGTAAGTCCATCTCTGTTAATCCTTGTGCATCACAGTTTAGCCCATCATACGGCATGGGTTTCATGACAGGATGCAATGTTTGTGTCACAGAAATCGAATCCCTGCTTACCAATCTCGCCCCGAACGGCAAAGCCTAGTAGGGGCAACAATTTAAACAAAAGAAAGACAAACAATGTCTAGTAAACATCCCACATTTATCGACCCCTACGCCACGGGCGACACTCTCCAACGTTGCTCAATATGGCTTGACAAAGAACACTGGCAATTCCTAGAACGTCTTGACCCGAATAATACTCACTTCCGTCAAACTACAATCTCAATACTATTCTCACGTCTCATTGAACAACTTACACAACATGGACTTACACAATATGACCCCACAAACGCAAAAGCCGCCATTGGTGGACTTACAATCACCCTCGGAAAACACGACGGACATGAATCACCTGGAAGGGCCGTTACTCACTGTGATGCCGGACAAACCACTAGTGGAAATGTCGGACGAGGAACTATCAGTGTGGCACAGCCGGCATCGAACACATCGGTTAAGTATGCAAGCGTTGAGCGAACATCTCGCTGCACGAAGCCAGAAAAAAGAAAGCGTGACGGCGCAAAAACAAAATGAACTGAAAGAGAAATACCAATGAACATTCCACTCCTCGACGGCTGTTTTGTATTCGACAACAGCAGTCTTGAGAAATTTCAATCTTGTCCATACGAATACTATCTCTCACAATGGCAGAGACGTATCAGCACGGAAAATCGTGCGGGATTGAATTTCGGCTCCGCGTGCCATCATGTGCTTAGATATCGTTATTTAAACTGTGACAGTAAAGAATGTTTCTGGCCACCGCATTATGAAGCGATCACAAGTATTCTTGAGCAACATTTCCTTGAAAACCCTGAACCGCCGGGTGATTATCGTAATCTCAACCTCGCTATTGAATGGGCTGCGGCATACAATAACACGTATAAAATCGAGCCGTTTGAGATATTGAAACTCAAAGATGGCAAGCCGATGATTGAACGTAGCTTTATGAGGCCGTTTTGTGCAATAGTTTGGGATAATAAACCAACTCCGCTCATACCTTTGTCCAAAGGTTCACAAGAATGGATTAATAAAAACGGAGGTTCTGCAATGTGGGCAGAACGTCTTAAAAAACAAGGTTACATCCCCGTGTTCTTTACGGGCCGTATTGACCTCGCTATCACTGACACCACTGGTGACTGGATACTCGACCACAAATCCGCTTATCAATTCGGCTCCAACTTCAC